TATTTGTTGACCAGCACTAATATGGGTGGACTGGCCACATATTTTGCCTTTGCCAGCTATCAAAAATTAGTGGGTAAAATGTTCGGCAGTGAGATTAATTTTATATTCAATAAAACTTCTAGACTGTTAACCATAGACCAACGTCCACGTGGTCCTGAAGAAGTACTACTTTGGATAGATAATTATAGACCAGACTTTAATCTATTAGAAGATAGGTTTGCTGGACAGTGGTTAAAAGACTATTCATTGGCCACCTGTAAAATCATGCTAGGCGAAGCACGAGAAAAATTTGCCACAATCGCCAGCCCACAAGGCGGAACTCAATTAAATGGTGCCTCTCTAAAAGCAGAAGGCAAGGCCGAGCTTGAAGTATTAGAGCAAGACCTAATCAATTACAAAGATGGTAGCAAACCTCTTACTTTTGTAATTGGCTAAAAAATTCTTGACAAAGTAATCTAGATGTAATAAATTATAGTATCGCAGGAGATACTATGATAGTAGGTTTTGTTGGATTTATTGGCTCGGGCAAAGACACAGCCGCAGATTATTTGGTTAACTTTCACGGATTCCGTCGAGACAGTTTTGCCAACACACTCAAAGATGCTGTGGCAAATGTGTTTGGTTGGGACCGTACTTTGCTGGAAGGCCGCACTGCTGAAGCTCGTGCCTGGCGTGAAGAAGTCGATACTTGGTGGGCAGAACGTCTAAACATGCCCAATCTAACTCCTCGTTGGATTCTGCAATATTGGGGTACAGAAGTTTGTCGTCAAGGTTTTCACGATGATATCTGGATTGCCAGCGTAGAAAACAAAATGCGTAAAACTAAAGACAGCATTGTTATCAGTGATGTACGATTTCCCAATGAAATTCAGGCTATTCACAATGCAGGCGGTATTGTAATTTGGGTACAACGTGGGGAACTACCTAGCTGGCATATCATGGCCGCTAAGGCAAATAACGGTGACGCATTTGCCGCTGAAAAACTCAAAGCACTGGGTGTACATGCCAGTGAAACTGCCTGGGTGGGCGGCAAGATTGATCACATAATTTCTAACAATACCAGCATAGATGAACTTTATGAGCAGATTAAAAATCTGGTCTCAAGTCACCTTGTCGCCACTTGACTCCCTCACGATGTAGGTAACGTTGGCAATTAGCACACACAGTTTTGAGATTTGTGGGTCTATTATTTGTTAGATTTCCATCAACATAAAAGACGTTAAACACTTCACTGTATTTGCTTTTAAATCCGCACTTGTCACAAGAATCTTTTTTCTTATAACCAGCTAAGGCCCACAGTGGCCTTTCTTCTTTATTACCTCTAGCACAATGATCACACTGTGATCTATAAAAAGGTCGGCCCTCTTTATAATAGTTAATAGCTACAGGTCTTTGTTGACAATTTTTACAAAGTTTCCTCATTGACTGCCCTTTTTGACCCCTTTTACCTAGTATTTAACCTCTGTTTTTTTAGGTGCCGGTGCTAAATATAACAAAGTCCATTAAGGAGATATAGAATGGCTACACTTAGCTCACCAGGCGTATCAGTTTCAGTTATTGATGAAAGTTTTTACACACCCGCAGCCCCGGGAACTGTTCCTCTAATTTTTGTAGCATCTGCTGCTAATAAAGCAAATGCTTCCGGAACCGGAACAGCACAAGGCACAATCAGCGCTAACGCTGGTAATGTTTATGTTATTACAAGTCAGAGAGATTTAGCTGACACATTCGGTACACCATTGTTTTACACTGATACCAGTGGCAATGCAGTACACGGTGGAGAAGTAAATGAATACGGTCTGCAAGCTGCCTACAGTTTGTTGGGCGTAAGTAGCAGAGCTTATATTGCTAGAGCAGACATTGACCTAGCACAACTTGCTCCTCAGTCAAGTGCTCCTACAGGAGAACCAACAGCCGGTACATACTGGATTGACTCAGTTAATACCAAGTTTGGTATCAATGAGTGGAATTCAAGTGGTCAGGGTTCTTTCACAGTTAAGACTCCGTTGGTCATTGATAATACCAACTATGGAACAGATTCCAATGATGGAACACCTCTTGATGCGTTTGGCCAGCAAGGCGATTACGCAATGGTTGTTACATCAAACAATGCAAACCAACTATGGTACAAGACCAGCACCAGCACTAATGCATGGACTGTGGTCAAACAAGGATTCAATGGTGGTAAGAGCCTAAGAATTAGCCCTCACTATCAGTATCCTACATACACAACAGCTACTACAAATGGCAGTGTATGGGTTAAGACAACTACTCCGGGTCTTGGAGCTAATTGGTCAATCAAATATTACAACGGTTCTACAGAAAGCTGGAACACCGTTAGTGCTAACATCTATGACAGCGTAGAAAAAGCAACAGGTACTATTGATGCCGCAGGTGGTGGTGTTAACATTCCAGTAGGAACATTGTTCATTGATTCCAATATACAAAATTCAACTGGCACAAACTTTACTGCTAACTTCAACGTTTGGAGACGTAACAGCAGTTCTCCAACTACAGTGGTATTTGCAGCCAGTACATCTACAGAAAACAACGACAGCACATTTACAGTAAGAGAAACTGTAAAAGGTTCAAGTGCATGGAGTGCAGGCAGATTAGTTACTGTTCAAGGGTCTCCTACAGTTCCTGTTGCTCAAAGAATTCCGGCCGCTCTAAGTGCTGCCGGCCTAGCCAACGTTACTGCTACCTATGATGCTGCCGCAGGCACATTGACATTCAAACACGCTCTAGGTGGTGATTTTGAATTAATGGACGGTGATAATACTCCATTGGATGTGGCTGTAGATGCTACAGCGGCTTATCCAGGATGGACAGCCTATGATCCAGTTGCTAAAACAGGTACACCAGGAGTAAATGCTGCCCCAACAAATGACAGTGGTTATGATTGGTTAATCAGTAACTGGAGACCGTTGGTATATGTAGCACAGGCTTCTGCACCATATACTGCTCCTGCAGATGGCACATACTGGTATAGTTCTGTGCTTGATGCCGACATTATGATCAATGATGGCACACATTGGAGAGGTTACAGAAACTTCTACCCAGCTACTGACGTAAATGGTGCTATTATTTCTGCTACAGAACCTACAGCACAGAGTACAGGCGGTTCATTGGTAACCGGTGATATTTGGGTTAGCACAGCTGACATGGAAATGTACGGCAAAGAGATCTACATCTACAATGGTGTTACTAGCAAGTGGGAACTACAAGATGTAACAGATCAAACAACACCAACAGGATGGTTGTTTGCTGATGCACGTTGGAGCGGTGCTGGTCAAGACGTTGATCCTGATTCAACTGCTAAACTATTGACATACGATTATGTTGATCCAGATTGTCCTGATCCTGCTTTGTATCCACGTGGTATGAAACTATGGAACACACGTCGTAGTGGTTACAATGTCAAGCGGTATGTTGCTGGTTACATCAACATCAGTGCTAATAGCGGTGCTAACCTACGCTACACAATCAACGGTGCAGACGTTATGAACCAAGTTGGCAGTGAATACTTTGCCGACCGTTGGGTAACATTTAATGGTACCAATGAAGATGGCAGTGGCAAGTTTGGCCGTCACGCACAGCGTGGTCAAGTTGTTGCCGCAATGAAATCTATGATTGATACAAATGCCGCTATCCGTGATACAGATACATTGGTGTTCAACCTAATTGCTGCTCCTGGTTATCCAGAAGCAATTGCAAACATGGTTTCATTCAACACAGATCGTGGTCAAACAGCGTTTGTTGTCGGTGACACACCATTCCGCTTGGAGCCAAATGGTACTACATTAACAGCCTGGGGTAATAACACAGCCAACGCCTATGACAACGGTGACGACGGAGCAGTTAGCCACAGCGAATATATGGCCATGTTCTACCCAAGTGGTTATACAAATGACAACACAGGTAACAACATTGTTGTTCCTCCAAGTCACATGATGTTGCGTACAATCGTTAACAGCGATGCTAAGAGCTACCAATGGTTTGCTCCAGCAGGTACACGTCGTGGTGGTGTTGACAATGCTACCAGCGTTGGATACATTGACGGTATGACTGGCGAGTTTAAAACAGCTAGCCTGTACCAAGGTCTTCGCGATGTTCTACAAAGCGTGAACATTAACCCAATTGCAACTCTACCAGGCGTTGGAATTGTAAACTTTGGTCAAAAGACTCGTGCTCAAAATGCCAGCGCATTAGACAGAATTAACGTAGCTCGTCTTGTAGCTTATCTACGTAGACAGCTAGCAATTCTTGCCAAGCCATATTTGTTTGAGCCAAACGATGCGCAAACCCGCAGAGAAATCAAAGCAGCCACAGACAGCCTATTGCTAGAGTTAGTAGGTCAACGTGCTCTTTATGACTTCTTGGTAGTCTGCGATACAAGCAACAACACACCAGCTAGAATTGATCGTTCTGAGCTATGGTTAGACATTGCCATTGAACCAGTTAAGGCAGTAGAGTTTATCTACATTCCTTTGAGAATTAAAAATACTGGTGATATTGCAGCCGGACTATAATGGTAAATATACAGGAATAAGGAGCATTACACATGCCAATCTCAAGTTTAAACAGATTTACAGTTCCGCTGTCAACAAACCAGAGTGCATCAACTCAAGGTTTGTTGATGCCAAAACTCAAGTATCGCTTCCGCGTTACTTTAGAGAACTTTGGCGTGGCAGGAACACCTACAACAGAAATGACCAAGCAGGTAATGAACGTTACAAGACCGGATATTACTTTCACAGAAATTCCAATTCACGTTTATAACAGCACTATTAAATTACTAGGCAAACACAGTTTTAATGATGCTAAGTTATCTTTACGTGATGATGTAACCGGCGCAGTAAGTAAGAAAGTTGCCGAACAACTACAGAAACAATTTGACTTCTTTGAGCAAAGCGGTTCTGCTAGCGGTATTGACTATAAGTTCACTATGTTAGTAGAAATTTTAGATGGCGGTAATGGTGCATACGAACCAGCAACATTAGAAACTTTTGAGTTCTTAGGTTGCTTTGTTAAACAGGCCACATACAGTAACGTAGATTACTCTAGCAATGAGCCTGTGTCAGTTGACCTATCAATTGCCTACGATAATGCAATTCAACTAACAAGCCCAGGTGGCGAAGTAAGCGGTCTAGGTCAAGCAGTAGGACGTACCATCCGTACACTAGCTACAGGTTAATATTAATTAACACTGACAAAAAGCCTGGCTTAAAACCAGGCTTTTTTATTTGACTAAATATTACTATGAGTAATGCTTTTACAAATTTTCTCGGTTCTGTAGGTTCAGGTCTGTTTTCTTCCGAAGGCGATCTACGTGACTATCAACATGCTAATAGACTGTATGTACAGAATAACTATGCCAGAGCTCCCAAAGCAGGCTTCATGTTTTTTGTGGCATTTACTCTTGATGAAAAAAATATTTTAAATCAGAAGTGGAAAGAAAAGGGTCTTAGAGATTTTGGATACCTAGTTAAAAGATGCGACCTTCCTAAATTTACAATTAAAACAGAAACACTTAATCAATATAATAGAAAGACTGTGGTTCAAACTGGACTAAACTATTCTCCTATTAGCATGGAGTTCCATGATGACAACAGTGATATCACTCGAGGTTTCTGGGAAAATTATTTCAAATATTATTATGTAGACAGCATATACGGTGACAAGAAAAAATCCAAAGGCGCACTATCTCGCCAATTAGAAACTCCTGAGCCTTTTGGCGATACCAAGTACGCTAGTAAAAATTATGATTACGGTTTTAACAATTATCAGTCAACACCATTAATTAAAAAAATTGACATCTATGTCTTGCATAAAAAACGTTTCAGTCAATTTACATTAGTCAACCCTTTAATATCAGAGTGCGCCTTTGATTCACTAGATCAAAGTGAAGGTAGTAAAATACTCAGCATCAAAATGAATG